TTAGATAACGCTAATATCCTCAAAATCATCGATATGGTCATCAATCGTGCGTTCGTGATAATCGGTTTCAAGACCCATAAGTCCGTCTATTATAGGTAAATGATCCGTCATGATTGACCGGAATCAATTCGACTTGATGCCCTTTATTGCCGAAACTGAGCACAGTAAAGCCCATATTCCAGTCTGCTGAGTTATATTTGAGATAACTAGCCTTACGCATATCCATTAGATGACCGGCTTCTATGCCCCAAATCGTTGAATAACGCCCATTTAAGCCAGTTTGGTGTCGGACTGCACCCTGCCTGTGGCTATGCCCACAAACGACGCTAGAATGCCACTTTTTACTAAGATTTAAGGCAGTTATACCGGCATGCTTGGACATGTTGCCCTCATCGCCATGAGCCAAATGCCAGCCTTTTTCAAACTCGTAGGCTCGCTTATGAAATTTAATGCCTAAGCTGCTGAAATCCATAAATTTCTCATAAGCCAATTCTGGCAATCCAATAAGTGATGGCGCACCTTTAAGTAAGGTTTGATAAATTCGATCTGTGTGATTCGATCTGACGATATCTGTCGTGCCTAGGTCGTAAAGTATTTCCTGACCAAGTTTTCTTTCCTCGTCAAGTGTTTCTGCAAACTCTAGTTTTGTTCCTTTTGCCCAACGGCTTTGCGAACCAAGATCCATTTCATCACCAACATTTAATACAAAATCAAACTTCTCATGCCTTGCCATTTTAATCAGATTAGAAACTGCTTTTGGATGATGCAGAGGAATCTGCAAGTCAGGCGTTACTAAATACCTGCGGTTGGCTTTAATCGTCATCCTCATCGTCAGTTGGATCTATGGAAGGAATAATCCCACCATCGCCTACGACCCAATTTGGAAATGTTTTTACTTCAGTCATAAGCCAGAAAGCGTGTTCAGGCGTAAATCCTGCTTTTCTAGCTGCTTTGTAACATTCGTGCAAAGCCAAATAATGCTGATCGATTTTGCTTAATGGCTCAGGAGTTTGGCGAACGACACGACGATTGATCTTTTTGCGTTTGATAGGTTTTCGAGTGTTCGCCATAATTAAAATTATCGCTTACTGATTAAGACAAACAGATCATCGACACGCTGTTCAAGTCTTGTAATTTGATCCTTAATCGAACTTCCAGAATTGGGTTTCAATTCTTGTAAGTAGGATTTAATAACCCAGCGCAGACCCAGCAATAAACTTGTTGATACTCCGCATACGCCAACGGCTATACCAACCCATTCGTTGGCTGTCATTTCGCATTGATTCCATAATCAACTTCGCTCCCTGATTTTGGATCTAATGCTTTTGCCAATGGTGCAACCAATGCTCCAGCAAGGATTGCAAACTCTGGTCGGATGTCAGCAACAATTGCCAACAGGACAGTAATACCGGAAGCAGCCACAGCTCTTAAATATGACTTAATTGCTGCCTTGTGCTTGTTAGATAGTTTCATTTGTCTCCTGATCTGGTAGGTCGATTTCTTCAACGATATTGTTATTTGGCTTGGATGGGTCAAAGCCGCCGATGCCGTAAGTAGTTATCTTCATTATGCCGCCCTAAATTGTATTCTTGCAGGACCAGTCGCACCGAGGGTAGGTGTAGCAGTTGAAGGCAAAGCCCCAGATACAGAGTCTTGAATATAAGTCGCTGCGTAAAAACTCTGCATAGATGTTGCAGCGACAGGCGCATAATTGCCTGTTCCAGAGTTCAATATTCTCATGGTTGGAGTACCTGTTGAACCTTGATTTACGCCACAGACGTAATACAAACCTGCTGTAAGAGTTAAAGATACTGTGTTTTGTTTTAAGCCAGTTGTCGATGTATCAATAGTTCCAGCATCTAACAATAAAGCAGAAGGTTCATCATTGCTATTAGATGAATAAATTCCCAGTCTGTAAGTAGTTCCTGCAACGCCACCCGATACGACTTCTGCACCAATTCTGTCGATTGTTATACTTTGACTTATGAATAATGGTGTGAACAAAAGTCTATTTTTTGTTTGCGTTGCTGTTGCAAGAGTTGCACCTATCATTGGTTCGTAATAATAACCTGAACGATAATTTATATTCCAGGGAGTCGCATATTTAAGCAACCTAGTATTGGCATTATCATTAGCAATCTTAACCGCATTTGCAGTAGCAGCGGTTGTTGTGCTTGTGCTAGATACTGAATCTGTTAATTGCAATACTCCAACAGCAGATGTTGTGCCAGTAGATACTGAAAGATTGGCAGCTGATGAAGTGCCAGCATTGGTAAGTGGTGCATTAACTGTGACTACGCCAGATGAACCTTGAGCACCAGTTGCTCCAGTAGCACCAGTAGCACCTGCAGGCCCTTGCACACCTACGTCTGAAACAGTAACTGTATTATTTACAGGCGTAACTGTTACAGAATTGACAACCTCAGTGACTGTTAAGGTGTTGTCGCTCATCTAGTTACCTCTGGGGATACTGTGGCAACTCCTTGAATCAATCGGGTTTTTACAGATGTTGGAGATGTAATCTCTAGATCATAGAAAAATGTATTAGCAGCTAGAGCAGCGGTTTGCGTGTCTGTAATCGTAATACTAATTAAGCCACTTGCTCCCGTAATTACAATTCCATTGGATGGGCTGGATAAAGACAATACTGGCGTTGAGGCATCATAGGAAAGCCTTAACTGCATAGCAGCTGTGTAATTAGTCAGGTTGATTGCAGCACCCGCTGGATCTTTGTAAGTAATGGCTAAAGTATAGGTTGCGCCTTGATCGATTAGTATGTTGTATGGACTAGCCATTTTGTCCTCCTAGTAGTGGGATATAAAAAAACTCAGAATTCTTATCTTGATCTTTCTTAAAACTCACATGGATATGATGGTTATGAGGATTGCCTTTATATTTACGCCAACGCCATCCAAGTAAGGGTGATGCAATTTTTGACTGATGAATTACATAACTGATGCGACCATTGGTTTTCCCGTATGATCGAATTTGATCTGCCAAATATGCTGAAAGCCCTTTGTCGTCAGAAAGCCGAGCGTCAATATCAATTGCTCGCACGCATCCATTTGTGTCTGGGTTGTGATCGCTCTTTCGTGTGCTATGTCTAGCATCACCAATCCACCCATCAGATTTGCGCAAACGCTCTGGGAAGGAATCATCAATCTGCTCACGCAACTGCACAGCTGCTTTAGACAACCATGGCTTCATTACAAACCTAGTGCTTGCAAATCCTCAACAGTCAAACCAAGTGCTGCAAGTTTAGCCTGTGCTGCTGCTTTGGCTGCTGCTTTGTCAATTACTGCCTGTGCTTCATCGGCTTTAACTTGCTCAATAGCAGCATTAATCTCTGCCTGTGTTGGCGCATCGCCTTCTAAAAGATCCCATTTGATTGTGGAATAATCCTCATCAGTAAATGAAAATTGAGCATTTGGCTTAAGATGTCTAATTGCTTTGGTTAAGTAATTCATTATGCACCTATTTCTAGCAAGGTAATTGATGATTTTGTTGATCCTTCTTGTGCAATAACCACACCACTAAGTGAAGTCTGTGTAACTTTAGCCTGTGTTTTATATGTTGTTGCCGATGTTGTTGCTGGGCTGTCTAAATAAATTAAAGGCGTTTGGTCTTTTAATGTTAATCTGACAATAGTTGCGCTTGTCATTTGTAATCCAATAGCTTGTGCGCCATTCGCACTACCAAAATCATAAATAGAACTTGCACCCCTTAAAAGTTGCAAACTGCTACCTTGACTTAAAGAAGTGTTTGATGCACCATCTCTATCACAATATAAACTTTGTTGAACTAATACTAGAATTTTGCTAGTTGCAGAGGTTGGCGTGATAGTGGCAGTCAATGTTGTATCTGTAAAAGTATCTGATGCAATTGATGTTGATGTTGAAGTTGTTGCTTGGATTACCTGCAAAACTTTTCCGCCACCACCAGCAGGAGTAGCCCAAGATGGCACGCCAGCAGCAACAGTTAAAACTTGACCTGTTGATCCAATTGCAAGTCGTGTGTTTGTGTTGGCTGTTGCTGATCTATAAGCAATGTCGCCAGTTGTTGTTTCTGGATTTAAATTTTTAGTTGTTGTATCAATAGATGAACCAAGCGTGCGAATAGCAGCTGCGCCATCCTTGACCAGATCTGTGTCATCCGGTGTTTCCCAATTATAGTTCGTAGTGTTTGCCATATTAGGCTACTGCTCCAATCGCATTTTCCCATGTAAGTGTACCACTTAGAGTGTTCCAAGCCTCTGAGGCTGATACTTGTTCCCACCGAAGTGCTACTGTGGAAAACTCAATCGGGCTCAAATTTATGGTTAAAAATAATTCGTTGAATCTAGTGCTCCAACGCCAGCCTTCAACATAACCCTCAAATTGTAAGGTTGGGGCTATCTGGACAGGCAAGTCTGTAATTCGCATTGGTTGCCCAATAAAGATGCCAAGCAAGGCATCTCGGTCTGCATCATCAATGGCTGAGTTAGTCAATGGGAATGTAATGCTGTCAAATAAGGCTCTTGGATAGGCTCGCAATTCAATAAAGCGATCAGCTACATCTTGAGCATCATTACCATCGTGCAAAACTGTATTTAATGATTCGCCCCTAAAACCAAACAATTCAATACTTGTGGCATCCAATGCAGTTCGCTCTGAACCAAAGTTTGAACCAAATCTGACCACAACATCATTGCGAACATCTGAACCCCTAGTCAAAACTTTCAATCCCACTCCAAAGGCTGTGTTGGCTGAAATGTCTGTGTAACCATTATTTGCGAGATAATTCTGCCGGTGAATAGCATCCGCATAACCAATCCGTCCTTCATTGTCCTCATACAAAACTCCAAATGCACTTTGAGCAATAAGGCTTGCAATGTTATAGACCGTATCCGGCTCTGCTGATCTTGCCCTAATATCAAATTGCCCTGGACGATCAATTTCGCCAAGCCCTAAATTTTCAGCATTTGCCCATGTAATTGTTGGATCATATCCTGACCATGTTTCAGCTGCCGGCACTTCATTCCAATTGTTAAGAAATAAACCTGATAACAATTCAAAAATTTGATCTCCGTCATCAGCTCTTGACAATGTGCCCTCATAAATAACTTTCGGCAATTTAGCCAATGAACCTAATGCAAGGATTGTGTAAGTAAAAGTTTCTGCAACGCTACTAGCTGATGCAACCTCGGTGGTGATGTCTGTAATGTTGCCACCAAATAAAGTCCTAAAAACATTGGTGCTATCTTTGACCTGTAATGCTATTCCGTCATTAACTTGGAAATTGTAGTTTTCATTGTTTAAAGCCACTAATGCAATTTGAATATAAGATGGCGTTGGCTGTGCGTAAATATCCTCACGCCCTGCTTGATGGGCTATATCAGAGATAGCAACATCGGTGTATTCCACACCATTGATGCTTAACTTATATTCAGGCGTAAAGACTGACATTATCTCGCTCTAGTGATGCCGCTGTTATACAGCTGTGGAACTGATCTTGATGAACTCTGATTAATCACCTTAGCGACTGCTCTAGCAGCACCTTCGGAATCTACCGCTTGAACTGTAATATTTGTGACCGCTGTTGTTCGGTTCTCTCTAGTGTTTGCCGGAACTGCTGGCAATGGTGCTGCGCCTAACATTCCAGCCTGACTTGCACTTGGAGAAACATTTGGAATGTATCCAATATCTGCTCCGGGTTTAGCAATGTTAATAAATCGAATTGCTTGGTTGGCTAGTTCAGTTAACCCACCAACTACCTCTCTAACGAAATTAATGAATCCTGCAAGAATGCCAGCAAGTCCATTAATTGCTTTACCAAATGTTTCAGCACCTTTTTGACTTTGTGCTAGTCCTGCACTCAAGCCTTCATCACCAGTTAATCCTGCAATAAAGGCATTTAATGTTGGAATGCCGGTGTTATTTAAAAAACCAATAAATTGCTCAACTGCTGGGAGTAATGCAACGCCTAACGATTCCTTGGCTTCAT